GACTGCCTTGAAAGTCGCTTGGCTTGTCCTTCGCGTCAACTTCGGAGGCATCTTAGGCAAACTGGGAAACTCGAAAGCGGAACTTCTGAAAGCGTAAGTGGACCGCCGGGAATTCCGCCCGAAGAAATGCTTCTATGGTCGCTTACAATGTCCGATCCTCCGATGTGCTCAATGAAGGACCTAGTCGATGGCACTTACACCCTAGACGATGTGATTGACATGACGCTAGTCCTTCAGTGGAGAGCCAAACAAATTCGCGATCTACAAGGCAAAGACACAAAATGATCATCGACCAAATAGCAGTAGCGCTCGGATTTGAGTTTGAAGACAAAGACAAGCTCGATAGCTTCAATCGTCAGATCAAAGAAACGGGCAAAGACCTTGTTAAGATAGGCGCTGCTGCTGTTGGTTTTGCTACCGGTATCGGCGTACTCGTTCACAAGATTTCGCAGATGAATGCAGAGCTCGGGAGAAGTGCCCGAGTTCTTGGCGTGAGTGCGTCTGAGCTTTCTTCCTACAAGGATGCCGTCAATACCGTGATGGGTGGCAGCAATGAGATTGTCGGAGCTCTGAAGAATATTCAGTCTGCTGCTGTTTCCGCTTGGGTATCCGGTGGCGAAGTCGCAGCTGCTTATGCTCACCTTGGCGTGAAGACTCACACCATGACGGGGCAGCTACGCGACTCCATGGATATCTTGATGGATGTTGCCGATGCCTTGCAAGGGCTTCCTCGGCAGCAACAGCTTTGGCGTTTGCAGCAGCTCGGCTTGACTGAATACATTGCTCTCTTCGATAAGGGCAAGGCAGGTATTAAAGCGATGATCGACGAGCAAAAAAAGTGGAAGATCACTGATAAACAAGTTGAAGCCTCACAGCAATTTGAAGCCACCTTCGCACGTTTCGGAACAGTCATTCGTTGGCTGACTAATATCTTCGTTGAGCATCTTCAGCCTGCGCTTGAAGATATTATGAAGGCGTTTATTGAGCTTGTGGATCAGAATCGCGAGTGGCTCAAGACCAACATTAAAGATATTGCAACCGCCGTTGGTCAAGTCCTTAAAGCTATGGCCTTTATCGTTAAGGCTCTTGCCCTTGCATTCGCATTTTTGGTTGAAGTGGTTGGCGGTGGGAACCTAGTATGGGCGGCGACAATCGGGTTCATTTCTCTGGTCGCAGTGAAACTTGCTTATCTCACCTACCTTCTTATCAAAGTGATCAACATATTCCGCGTTGCTGCATCGGTTCTTAGCTCGCCTTGGCAGACCATTTCAAGGGCGGTTGTCATCGCAGGTCAATACATTTCAACCTTCTTTTCTGGTATCGCCGGATGGATTGCTAAAATTGGCCCAACTTTCATGCGATTTATTGGATGGATTCGCGATGCAGCGGTGTTCATCGCGGAATACGCCACGTTTCTTGCGGAAGGAATGGCGGGCACTGTGGTAGGAGCCTTCATGTTAATTGCAGCTGCCGCCCTCGTTGTTGCAGACGCTTGGAATGCCTTCCGTGGCAAGGGATCATACATTGATGATTTCAGAAAGAAGTTCACTGGCGTTGCGAAAGTGCTTGATGCTTTGATTGCTCCGTTCACAGCATGTGCGATGACTCTGAAATGGATGTTTAACGTAATCACTGGCTTCTTTAGCAAGGACATTGACAAGAGTCTCCGTGAAGCGTTCTCCATGTTTTATGAAGACATTGGTAATGTGATTGATCAATTCTTTGCGCCATTCATTTCAATGTGGGAATCACTGAAAGAGTTTAAGGATTGGTTCCTTGATTTCTTTGGGTCAGACACTGTTAAGAAATCCATCACCATCGCCCAAAAGCTTGAATCCGATGGCGTCACCGATCCCAACTTCGCAGCAGGCGTAGCAGGTGCTTCCGGTGAATCCGTATCCACAGAGCGCAAGTATTCATACGACAACGCCAACTCAGTCAAGAAGCATGAATATGGCGGCAGTGTTGATTTCAATGTGAATATCACAGGAGACGCAAAAAACCTTGACAAGCGAGAGCTTCAAGCGAATATTCAAGGCTATCTTAGCGAGAAGCAAACTGAAGCCATGAGAGCACTTAACTCACAGCGCAGGCAATAAATCATGAGCAACGACAGAATATTCTTCATTGATGTTTACCTTGGCGAAAAACCTACCGATGTGGGCTTTGACTGCGTTCCACGTGAAGGCATCACATCCGAAGCCGTCGTCACGAAAAACCCGGTGGAAGTCGGCGCGGAAGTATCTGATCATTTCTATGTCCTGCCAACTGTAGTCAGCCTTCAAATCATCGTCTCAAACACGCCATTGCGCGAAGCACAGGATGATATCGTATCCAAGGACGGCTTTGGTTCTACAGGCGCTAAAACACGTGCTTCTGCGGCATGGATCATTCTCAAGAAGATTCAAGGTTCCGCCAAGCCTTTCACCGTTCAAACTGGCTTTGAGCGTCTGACTGACATGGTGATTACATCCATGAGCGCCGAACGGACTTCTGAGACTTCCGGAGCGCTCATTTGTGATATCGTTCTCACTCGAATCAACCTCACTCGCACACGCTCAATCCTTCTGCCAATTGACACCGTGAAGTACCAAGCCGACAAAGTGAAAGCTCTTGGTCCCGGCTTCATGCTTCAGTACGACATGCGCACAAAGGCCACTCCCGTTGACAAGGGAAAGGTGCAGAGTGATGAAACAAAAACTCTTGCATATCAAAGCATTATCATGAGAGGGTTCGCACTATGAAGGTCCTCGATATACAGCCTCAGTGCCAAACCTTCAAGGTTAAAATGGAAGGCGTCAATCGCCGTATCCGCCTTCTATTCAACACGCGAGCTCAGACTTGGACGATGGACATTTACAATGAAGACGGCTCTCCTTTCGTGATGGGTGTCGCTCTGAAGCTGCAAGCCAACGCTCTAAGCAAGCTGAAGCTGAAGATCGGAGACATCATCACCTACGACACAAGCTTGACATCAACTGAAGCCGACTTCGCCAATCTTAGTAGCATCGTTCTGATTGCCCAACTTGAGGAGTCGGAACTTGTCTGATCTACAATTCATACGGAATTACCGCCTTGAAATTGATGATGCAAACGGCGTTCGGCATGTGTTCAGGGAAAAGACTCCGGGAACGCTGAATCCCGTTGTAGGTCAAGAAATTGTTGAGGGATTGCGGATTTCGTTTGAAGTCACTGAAGACTTATGGGGCTTTCCGTCCATGGCTAAGATCACCGTCTACAACATGGGGCGTGACAGGATCAAGCAACTGCAATCTGCTTACAGCAAGATCCGCCTTTCCGTTTCCTATGGAGATAATCAGCCAAAGATTCTTTTCACTGGAAAAGTTGTCAATATTTTAGCCCTCCGTCAAAACGAAACCTCGTACACTGAATTCTATTGCACTCACGCATACGAGGCTTACACCTTCGCAACTATTTCAAAGACTTGGGCAGAGAAGACGCCTTTAAAGACTATCGTCCGCGATATCATGGCAACCATGCCGGATATAACTGGCGGCAGTCTCTCAGCGCTTGATGGAATCATCCTTCCGGATGCTTATACTGGCTTTGGACACGCCCGGTACTTGTTGGCTAGGCTTTCTGAGGCTTACGGTTTTTGGTGGACGATTCAACTTGGTGAGATGTTCATCATCAAAAAGAACGGCACTCTCCTTGAGGAAGACGCCATCGTTATCACCAAGAACTCTGGCATGATTGGCTCCCCGACTATTACAGAAATCGGAATCAATGTCACAGCTCTGTTGAATCCGGACTTGCGCCCCTTCAAGCTTATCAAAGTCGAAAGTGTTGCGCCTCAAACTAACATGGGCAATCTCTATGTAAGAAACCTTCAGAACACACGCACTCTCGGTACCGGTATTTATAGAATTCAACGGGTTGTCCATACTGGCGACACATGGGAAAATACATGGCAGTCAGATATAGTCGGCCGGGACTTCTTTGGCACAAACACTGATGAACTTGAAAGCGAGGCGAAATCTCTTAACGCAGCTCGCACATCTCAAGGAGATAAACCAATATGATCGACCCCGGCTTTGTTGATATGCCGATCATGCTCCGGCAGACATTCTCCGATATGATGATGGACGTTCACACCATGCTTCCCGGAAAGATCGACTCGTTTGATCCGGTGAAGCAAAGGGCGAAAGTTATCATCGGCCCTGCTGCTGAAACCTTGGATGGGGCTGCATTGCCCTACCCGGCTTTGATCAATGTCCCGGTGCAATTCATGCGCTTCGGTGGCTACGCCTTGACGATGCCAGTTAATCCCGGTGATCAAGTCGCTATCTTCTTCAGTGAACGCTCCATGGCTACATGGCTCAAACTCTCTCAAGTCGGACAAGTCCCGGAGACTGCTAGATTCTTCGACATCGCCGATGCCTTCGCGGTTCCCGGCATCTTCACGGATTCAAACCCGATCCCGAGCTTTAGCACCTCGGCAATGGAACTGAAATCTGAGGACGGCTCAGTCAAGATCAAGATGACGGCAGGCGGCTCAGTTGAAATCACCTCGGGCACTCTGATCACAACTCTTCTTCCAAGTGGTCAAGTCCGGTTTCAGAATGGCGCTCTTGAGCTGAATGCAATCACTCAAGCAATGCTCAATCTTCTGGTTCCATCCGTGACAGCTCCCAACCTTTCTTCCTACAACACTCTACTCGGTCAAAGGGCAGGATTCGTATGATTTCATTAGCACTCAACGCAAGCAACGACTTAGAGCTTGATGAACTCACTGGCACGATCAAAATGGTGTCGGACGGTGACGAAGTTTGCCAACAAGTCAGAACTCGCCTGCTCTTCTATCTTGGCGAATGGTTCCTCGATACCACAGTCGGGATTCCCTACTTCCAAGAGGTGTTCACCAAGCCTGCAATTATCTCGCTTGTCGAATCCCGATTAAAGGACGAAATCATTTCGACTCCCGGAGTTCTTTCATTGGATTCATTTGCCACGAATTTTAATTCGACAACAAGAGCCTTGACGGTTTCTTTTTCGGCTACCACGATATATGGTAGCGTGTCTTCAAGCCTCTTCTTAAACAAGGTCTAATCACATGGCATACGGCATTGACGCAAACGGGTTTAATCGAAAGGATTTGACTGCAATCTTAACTGATTTGAACAAGCGTGTCAAAGAGGTATTTGGTGATGGATTGAATCTTGCGGCTCAATCACCGCAAGGTCAAAT